GCGCCAGAAGCTGTACGAATCCGACTGGACCTGCAGTGTGACCGACTACGAGGTGCCCAACAAGCCCGAGTGGGTCCAGTACCGTGCTGCGCTGCGTGACGTCACGAATCAGGCTGACCCGTTCGCGATTGTTTGGCCGGTGGCACCTGTGTAAAGTTCACGTAGTGGTGGAGGTGAAACAAATATCCCCAAAGAGTAGATGGCGACCCCGTTCAATCAGGGCGTCCCAAGCGTCCCCGTGGTCCTGAACACCAGCAACTGCTTCGTGTTCGGCAACACGGCATCCGGCAACGCCTTGAGCGTCCAGCAGCTCGGGACGGGGAACGTGGCGACATTCCGCACAACCACCGGAGCTACGGCGCTTTTCGTGAACGCAGCAGGGAACGTGGGCATCGGGACGACGAATCCAGCTGCTTCACTCGACGTGAACGGGAGTATGAATGCCCTGAATTATGCACAATCCACTTTTACAAATCAAGGACTTGTTACAATTACACAAACTTCGGCGTCTGGGACGTCAATGCTTACTGGTGCAACAGGATCCACCTGGACTGCTTATGCATATTCAAACCAAGGGTTCAAATATGGTGCATTTTGTTCGGCACGTGCTGGGCAGACTACTACGGCTCATATGATAGGTTTGGCGAATTCTCAGGTGAATGGGAATATGGCTTTTACATTTGCAGGTATCAGTTATGCGTGGTATTTTAATGTTGGTACCCTTCAGATTTATGAGAGCGGAAGTCCCGTGACGAGTCATGGCGCATACACCACATCCACAGTCGTAAGTATTACTTTCGATGGAACTAACATTATTTACTGGAAAGATGGAGTCTCACAGAGAACAGTAGCACGAGCAGTCGGTGGTCCTTTGTACTTTGGATATGCAGGACTTACAGCCGGTGCAAGTGTAAATTCAATTCAATTTGATGCGTTTGGTTCTACGACCTATGCAGGAAGAAATATAGTTGGAACGACAGGTTCTTTTTCAAGCAACGTCGGCATCGGGACGACGAATCCATCACATCAGTTGACCGTATCTTCAAATATATACAACGAAAGCAGCGGTGGAGGATTCTATGGAATGAATTGTGGTAATCTCAATGGCCTTATTCAGGGAGTCTACAACGGAGGATCTGCAAACCCCGATGGTCTAAATAATAGCGATATGTTCATCGGAGTAAACTATAATCAGCAGACCGGCCAGCGTCTGGCGGGAACGAATCACGGCGTCGCTCAGATTCAGCTCGTGGGCGCCAACCCGGGTGCCGGTAACATCAAGTTTCGTTGCGCCGCCGGGGGCACAGGTGCTCTTGCATCCGTTCCCGTTGTAGCCACTATTACCACCACGGGCCTCCAAATCGGAGGAACAGGTGTTACAGGAAACGTACTTCAGCTTGGAAACTTTACGTTCCAGATGGTGAGTTATCAAGGTCTGTTCGGTGCAGGCACAGTGACTTACACACCATCGAACCATGGGATTTTTGTAGCTTTTTTCGCCTCTGATACAATGGTTTTTACTTCGTCGGGTACACCGAGCGGCCAATATTCAGCCGTGACTACCTATTTGAATTCGGCGTCGCTCACGGGTAATGCTGGACTGGGTCAACTTTCATTGAGTACGGCCGTGAATGGGGTGCTCACAGCCACTTTTAAAGGAACAGGAGATTTTATGCGCGTGTTCCGTATGGCGTTTTAAATTCTAATGTAAAATTAATGGACTTTTGGGTCGACAAGGATACGCTCGTGATTCGGGCATCGGGTCCAGCAGGGTACGACTGTTGTTTTGAAGGCAAAGACAATTCGGTCAAAGTCACTACGAACGTAAATCAACTCAAGGCCAAGGCGGTGAAGAATCCAGATGGAAACATCGTAATCGTCGAAAATGAGGACCTTTCAGCGTTATATGCTGACCTACGCACCAAGAGAAACGACATACTCAGAGAATGCGACTGGACGCAATTTAACGACAGTCCTCTTGACGTCGACACCAAAGAATCATGGGCCATGTATCGCAAAGCGCTCCGCGACCTCCCGAAAACGGCCATGGACCCAACAGATATTTCGTGGCCCGCGCCACCGTCCTGATTTCTTTTTTCCGATCGTACAGTAGAGACCGTACGGATGGATCGTGATTCTATTATTATGCGTGTCGCATTCGCAGTCATCATTGGCGTTCTCGCCTTTTACGTGTACAAGTGGTGGCTCGGCACCAAGAGCAACTACGTCCCCGAGCCCAGCACGTCCAAGGAGACTGAGTTTGTGCCGCCAGAGCAGGACAGCCCCCCGAGCGGTCCAGGCGTCACCATGTACGGCTCAGACTCGTGCCCGTGGTGCACCAAGCAGAAGGATTACTTCAAGGAGAAGGGCACCGAGTACACGTTCGTGGACTGTGCTCAGGGCAAGTGCCCCAACTTCGTCTCTGGATTCCCGACCCTCGTCGTCGACGGTGAGATCAAGGTGGGATACCAGGAAATTTAAAAGGAGTCCGAAGGACTCCTTCGCCGCGCAGCGGCGCACAAAGGGCACTACGTGCCAATTGGGCTAACTGAATAATTTTCACAACTAAAAGCAAATGGGTCTCTTTGCAAACGCTTTCAAAATTGGTGCCGGGATTATGACGGCACAAATTTTGTTTCTTGCGATCGGTATGTTTTTTCTAATCATCGGTATGAATATGCTTTCCAAGGCCAAAGAGAGTGGGAAGAGCCTGGTGCCAGCTTACGCTGTGATGGGCACGGGTGTTGTACTCGGCCTAGGTCTCGGCGCTGGTATGTTTTTTGAACAACTCGGGAACCATGCTAACAATTTTTAATCGAGCGACGCGTTCAGTGACTCCTCGATCAGAGCTGCTGAGCGAGCCACTGGGACGTCCCCATCGTCCTCTTCCTCTTCGTCCTCAACTTCCGGGACGACTGGAGCGGGCTCGGGAACCGGCTCGGGAACGGCCGGCTCAGGGACCGGCTCGGGAACAGCGACTGGTTCGGGGTCTGGTGGCGGTGGGCAGTGACCGGTTCCCATTTATACTAGTTGGATACAAATTAAATCGTCGGCAGACGCATTGCCTGGAATGTATCAAAGACGTTGCTCTGGACGTTGAAGAACATTCCCGGGAATATGAGCCCTGGGATTGAACGCTGGAAATGCAGGACGACGCTCGTCGGACCCAGCAGGTACAGGAACGTGAGTACCGCAGCACACATAAAGACCTGGAGGTACGCAAGAGGCACAGCACTTCGAGGATATCTCCTTGACAAAGCAGCAAATTGTTTGTCAATGAGGACTGCAAGCATGATGCCACCCCCTGAGAGGAGCACCGCTGTCCCTGAAATTGAGAGCATGTCACTCGTCTTGTCTATGCGGCCATCAAACGGGTTGACTGGCATCTCTTACCAAAGATGCATTTTATTATTACGGAAGGGTGCTTATCGAGTCAGACGTTACCGGATCGCCGGTCACTTCGGGTGGTCCGACTTTAGGTGTGATTGTGAATGTGTACTCAGTGTCAGGTGTTAACCCGGTGAACGTGTATGGAGGGGGGTAACTGTAAGATTGCTCTGTGGTCGCCGGGTTTGAAGTAATGATACACAGAAAATTATAATATCCTACGTTATTGATCGGTATGTCCCACGTGAGGTCGACGGTGGTCTCTGTCGGGTTACCTGCTGAAAATCCAGTGAGTGTTGGTGTGGTGTACATTGTCGTGCTCGGCAAGTTGGGAAGTAACTGTTCTCCACGCGCGTTCACAGACGATAAATGAAAATAGTACCCATAATTTGTCTGTAACCCAGTAAATGTATAAGGAGTTGTGAGCGAAGCAGTCTGAACATACAATATGTCAAATGTGACTGGGTCAAGACAATACACCTTATAGGAAGTCGCATATGCAGGTGTATATTCACCCAATGGGAACCATTCTAATTCTATGGTTGTTTTAGTGACTGAGAGGGGTGTATTGTATACAACGGAAGCATAACCCGGGAAAGGAGGGAGAGTTAACATCGTCGGCGGTCCGTTGCCATTTGCGTTCGACGGTGTGATTGTGAACGTGTATTCCGTTTCTGGTGACATTTCCGTGAACGTGATGAATGTATCACTCGTCGTCTGAATTGTTGTCGGTGGTGAGGACTCTATGGAGTACAACGTCGCGGCATATGACCGTTTCCACACAAGGTAAACGGTCGTTTCAGTCGGGCTATTCGCTATAAAACCAGTGACAGGGGATGGAATTGTGCTCGAAAACATTGCGATGCCGCTGGTTATGAAACTCATCTAGTACTTACAAGATATAATAATTCCATCACCTCTTTGCGCCCCTCCTTCTCCTTCTTGGTGTTGGCGGAATAGCGAGTGTACGGCTGTTCTATACGTCGAACTGTGTACGGCTCGAGAATAGCCTGCCAGCCTGCATGACCTATGATACCCTCGTCGTTGTACGAGATGAGCGTGTAGCGTGAAACCCGTGTGCAGTGTTCGAGGAGGTGACGCATCGCACGCACAGCCTCAATCTTATGGTTATAGGCTGATTTGACACGCTCTTTGGGAAGTCCCGTGACGGCGTTGACGTTCGTTGGACGTTCGTTTCTGCACACGACGTTGTGTAAAAAGTAGAACGCCGAGTACTCGTGTTCGTTGTACGGTGGGTCAAGATAAATGAGGTCGAGTGATTCGGACGGCATGCGTTCCAAAAGGTCATTTGTCGATTCGCAGTGACAATGGACCGTACACGCATTTGGATTGAAAATAGGAACCTGGAGAACCATCGGTGCAATCACGCGTTCACCGCATTGTGTAAAGGACCCGATGTTATCCTTGTTTTTGCTAAACGCCTTGAAATGACCGTATGTATTCGCCTTGACGGACATTTGAATCAGAATCGGGCAAAGACACCAGTGCTTGATGTCCTCTTCGACGTGGTCATTGATGTACTTGCGCCACGTGTCGACCCGAAGGGCATTCTCGTGTGTGAAGAAACAACGCTCCCCTGCCTGAACGTTCTGTGTATCAGCGGGTGCGTACA